TCTTTGTAGACAGTAATCAGCCAACATGTGTTCGCGGTGCCATTCATCACCCTGTGGTGTTGTGGCAAATTCATGAAAGCACGGTGTGCCTAGTGTGTAGTGCAGTAGCTTGGCATCGGGATTGGCGCCGTATTCGTCGGGCAACCAATTCCATTCTGGAGGCAACTCGCCGATGCGTTCGTCGTCAATCCAGGTAAATCTATGCAGTTCAGCACCAGTGGCTTGTTGCACAAATTCAGGAGTTAGTTTTCTGTTAGGGTGATTGGCACAGTTCCACAGTATCACACTTGACCAATTCTTGCGTGGATAATCTTCATTTTTGGAGCCTAGATACTTTTCCGTCATTTTTGTTTTGTAGTCATGCTTGACTACCATGACATCTTTGGCGCTTTCACGCAAGTTCCATAATTTGACAATATCATCACGCACAATCATATCACCATCAATAAAAATAGCCCACCCACTGTAGCCCATAAGATGCGGTACCAAGAATCTTGAATAGATAAACTGATTGCTACCGTCAGTGTGAGTTTCGTTGTAGTCAGTAAACAAATTCAATGCCAGAGGTATGATAGCCACTGGTTGACTGGCCTGTCTAATAATGCTGTTGGCACAGGTATGATAGGCCACAGCTTCTCTAGGATCATAACCTACAAAAATTGGAATGGGTTTCATGGGCGTCTTTCAATATCTTCTTCTTTGCATTGGTCCCCGTACTGCACTTCTACTATTCTGCAAGGAACATCAAACGGGTTGGTTAATTGATGCCATTCCGCAACATGTATTTTGTGACTTTGATGCACGGTTAGAGTTTTTGAAGGCATTCGATAACCGCCATCCATTTGACTGTTGAGCACGCACTGGCCTTCACTAACAATCCAATACTCAGCACGTTTCCAATGTCGTTGCATACTCAAACTTGAACCTGGATTTACAGTGAGTTCTTTGACTTTCATACCCGGTACCTCGTGAAGTACACGATAGTATCCCCATGTGCGTTCTGTTTTAGGAGCTTTCCACTCTTGTAAAATCCACGAACTAGAGTTGGCTTTGCTGAATCCACCAACACCGAATGCAAACTTAACATTGGAATCTGCTATATTCATTTCAGGAATGTTATCATTGGTTCTATCACCGCCGTTGGCAAAGATAATTTGATCTCGTGGATAACTTTGACGTACCATCTGAATGGCATGCCGGGCACTGCCATCGTCATCATTGAAGTCAATTACATAATCTACCATTTTGAGATTACGTACGATATTGGTGCGTTCCATTAATGGCATAAATGGCGAACCTTTTTTACGAGTTAGCCAAGCATCAGAGTTTACACCCACTACCAAAATATCACCAAGTTGTCGGGCTTCGTTAAAATAAGCAATATGTCCACTGTGCAACGGATCAAATCCGCCGGTTACTAATACAATCTTTTTCATAAAGATATTTATGTACGTAGTTAACGGTAAATATAGAATCTTGATATTAAGCAAAGAAGAAAAACGTCGATTAAAAGGTCACAGCAAAGCAGATACTGCGTCCACGCCGGTTGATACAATACGTACCAGTCCAATTGATTGTGCCTGCGTAATTCACGGTGATGGCTATGATTGGGCCTACGTTGACAATTTGTATCGCATGCTTACAAGAAATCTAACCCGCCCAGTAAGACTACATGTCTACACCGAAGCAAATCGATTTGTGCCTACACCATATATCAAACACGAATTGATTGACTGGAAAATTGGCGGGCCAAAGCAATCATGGTGGTATAAAATACAACTGTTTAATAGCAAAAATTTTCAAGGTCAACTTTTGTATTTTGATTTAGACATTGTTATTACTCGCAACATTGATTGGATATGGCAATTGAAAACCAAACATTTTTGGGCAGTAAAAGATTTCAAACATCTTTGGCGCCCAACAGCTCAATCAATCAACTCCAGTGTTATGTGGTGGGACACTACACAATATGATTGGGTATGGAAAAATTTTTGTGATCTAAATCTAACTCAAACAGTTGCACGATTTCGCGGTGACCAAGATTATCTTGCTTCGGTTATAACAGAATCAACCCGACGATATTTCAATACTGACTGGGTCAAAAGTTGGAGATGGCAATGTCTAGATGGTGGCTATGACTTCAAAAGAAAAGTTTGGAAAACTCCAAATGCAGGCACAGATATTTCAGACACAACATCTATACTGGTATTCCACGGAAATCCTAAACCACACGAAACACAAGATCCTGTAGTTTTAAAACACTGGTGCTAATGTATTAAACACACCAGGTTGACCAGAAATAGCCAATTTGCTACAATATTACATATAGTTAAATTTTGGAGCTTGAAATGGCACGCAAATTTACAGATTTTTCAGTGGAAGAACTGCAAGGTTACTACAGTGATTTTCACAAGGACTTAAACGGTTTCCGACCACGTGGTGCCTCTGAAGAACAATGGAACAGCAAAGAGTTCCTGGTTTTTCAAATTAACCTACTGCATGACCAAATGGATCAGCTCAAAGAAACCTTTGAAGGTCGTGAGCAGTTGCGTGAGCAAGGTTGGATGCAGAATTAGCCCAACACGCTTCATGGTTGGCCCAAGAACGCGAGCGAGAGCAAGCAGAAATTATGGCAGATTTAGATGCGACGTATTACGGTTTTGCGTAAAAACAACAAAAGAACTTACAAAAAACGCTTAAAAATCAAGCACTTACGTGGCTATAAATTACGCCGTGATCTTTGGTGGACACAGGTTGACCAGAAACGGCATCAGCGTTACAATAGTAGTATATTAACTAAAGTAGGAGCTAAACAGATGACAACAGTCACAATCAAAAACGGTAGTTATAGAAACAAGCCAGTTGCTAATGTAAGTTTTGCGTTGGTAAAAGGGTTCCAAACTGGTGCCAAAGGTAACTTTGTCACAGTCAAATCAGATGGTTATTTTGGTCCTGAGTTTGATGAAGTGCGTATCAAAGTAGATTCAATTGAAGACATTGAATTTGCTGCTGGCACTCCTGTTATGGCCAATGATGTTGCACCAGAACCTCATGTAGAAGTTGTTCATGAAACTGATGAACAGGCCATTGAGCGTATTCGTACTCGTTTCCAGATCTTGGATGAAATGACCAAAGCCGCAACCACAGGTGACATCCGTGCTATGATTGTGTCAGGTCCTCCGGGCGTGGGCAAATCATACGGTGTAGAAAAAATTGTAGAACAGGCCTGTTTGTTTGACAAGTTGTCTGGCAAGCGACTAAGAGCAGAAGTTGTAAAAGGTTCAGCTACACCAATTGGTTTGTATCAAACTCTATACAAGTATTCAGACAAGAACTGTATGTTGGTATTTGATGACTGTGACTCAATTTTGGTAGATGATGTGGCTCTTAACTTGTTGAAGGGTGCCCTGGACTCTGGATCAAAGCGTAAAATTTCATGGTTATCAGAATCCAGCAGTCTACGTCGTGAGGGTATTCCAGACAGTTTTAACTTCAACGGCTCAATCATCTTTATTACAAACTTGAAGTTTGACAAGATGAAAAGCCAAAAGCTCAAGGATCACTTGGATGCATTGCAATCACGCTGTCACTATTTGGACTTGACATTGGACACAATGCGTGACAAGATCTTGCGTATCAAACAAATTGCTTCTGATGGTGCGTTGTTTGAAAACATGGACTTGGACAAAGAAGCAGAAACTGAAGTAATTGAGTTCATGGAAGAACACAAAAACTCATTGCGTGAAGTAAGTTTGCGTATGGCAATCAAGATTGGTCAGTTGCGTAAGAGCTTTGCACTTCGTTGGAAAGACATGGCCAAGATTACTTGTATGAAGGTTGGTGCCTAACATGGCTTGGCTGGGTGTCGTACTACTGATTGTATTAGGACACCCAGGATGGGCTGTGATATTGGCTGTGATGATTTTGTTAGCAAGCGATTGATAATGATTCGTAACTTAGAAATTCTTTTAGTATGTTGTTATAACTTAGCACTGTTGGCTGGGTCAGCATACATGATTGTGGAACATGATTGGTCAGCTTGGATCTTGTTATTGGCATTGATATTTGCTGCCAAATGGGACGATCCGGAACCCATCAAGTTAGAGATCGGCAAGTAACAGTTAGCTCCTGGGCAGTAGAGATACTGCCCATTTTATACCCGGTGCCCTTAAAACGGTGCCGGGTTTTTTGACTTTTGTTTTGAGTAAGTATATAATCTAGTATGCCTTTTTGTTATTCACCGTGGACCAACATTGACATCAACCCCAGTGGGGCAATGACCCCTTGCTGTAAATTTCAAGTACAACCAACAGATCAAACATTTAATATACGAAGAAACTCATTCAGCGACTACACCAACAGTGAATTCCTTGCCACTGTTAAACAAGATTTCTTAAAAGAACAATGGCCAGCGGGCTGTGTGAGATGTCAGACTGAAGAAGCAAACAATATCAAAAGCAAGCGACAACTTGACTATGAGCGATGGGAACCGCACTACCAACAAGTTGATTTATCAATTACAAAATTTTTAACTGCCAGCATTGCATTTGGAAACACTTGCAACTTGAAATGTATCACCTGTAATCCCAACGTATCCAGTCGTTGGCAAAAAGAACATGAAGATCTAACAGGCATCAGTGTACTACCTTTTCACTTTTACAAAAAAGATTTTGTCAATGACTTCATTGACAACACTCCAGGAATTGTGCATTTTGATATTCCCGGGGGCGAACCGTTTCTTGGCGGTGTCACAGAACAAAAGCAACTGTTGTCTTATTATATTTCTTCCAATTTGGCACAGAACATCACACTGCATTATACTACCAATACAACAATATTTCCCGACGATGAGTGGTGGGAATTATGGAAACACTTCAAAGAAGTTGAAATACAATTAAGCATTGATGGTGTGGGCAGTAGACAAGAGTATATTCGTTTTCCGTCGGAATGGACAACTGTTTTAAAAAATACTCAACAATACATACACAATCAACAAAGCAAACAAAATATCAAACTCAGCGTCAGTCATACTTTGAGTGCCTACAATATCTATTATCTTGACGAATTCTTTACATGGTGTTACAATATAGGATTGCCTAGTCCTTGGATTGGCAAAGTGCATAAACCCGAACACATGAGACCCACAGTTTGGCCAACAGTACCAAAAACTATGATTATTGAACAACTAAATACTAGTCAACATCCTGAAGTTCAACTTTGGGCTAAACTCATGGCCTCCACTGACGATTCTGACAAGTTTGAAACTTTTAAACTGAAATTAAAACAACACGACAACTATCGAGGTCTCAGTTTCAGTGATACCTTTCCTGAATTATCCAGCTACATATGAGAACAGCAACCATTATTATTAGAGATGAAGTCAACATCAAGATAGAAGGACTAGAACTTGATGTGCGTAAAGCTCTAGTAAACAAATTCAAATACGATGTACCCTATGCTAGATATCTTCCGGCAGTGAGACTGGGACGGTGGGATGGCAAAGTCAGTTATTTCCAGTTGGGAGGTAGCACTTATGTGAATTTATTGCCAGAGATTATTCCCATTCTGGAAGAATACAACTACGACATTGAGCTAGATGATCAACGTGAGTACAAAACTGTGTTTGACTTTGAACCTGTGGCTGAAGATAGCTTTGCTCATGTGCTGTGGCCCAAAGGACATCCGGCAGCAGGTCAACCCATAATGATGCGCGACTATCAGTGTGCCATTGTCAATAACTTTTTAAAGAATCCACAGTGTTTGCAAGAAATTGCCACAGGTGCTGGCAAAACAATCATGACAGCGGCCTTGAGTCAGCGTTGTGAGCCCTATGGACGTACCATTGTCATTGTGCCAAACAAAAGTCTCGTAACACAGACCGAAGACGACTATCGTAACATGGGTCTGGATGTGGGTGTGTACTTTGGTGATAGAAAAGAATGGGGACGTACACACACAATCTGTACCTGGCAAAGTCTAAACGTACTACTTAAGAATACCAAGGCAGGTAGTGCTGCAGAGGACTGTACTATTACCGAGTTCTTGGAAGACGTAGTGTGTGTTATGGTAGACGAAGTACACATGGCCAAAGCAGACGCATTAAAAACATTACTAACAGGTGTAATGAGTCGTATTCCTATACGCTGGGGATTGACTGGTACTGTGCCCAAGGAACAGTTTGAGTTTCAAAGTTTGCATGTCAGTATTGGTCCTGTGATTTCAAGATTGGCTGCCAGTGAACTGCAAGAAATGGGTCACTTGTCAAACTGCCATGTAAACATTGTACAATTACAAGACCATGTGGAGTACGCAAACTATCAAAGTGAATTGAAGTATCTGCTGGAAGAGTCAGGCAGACTAGACGCCATGGCCAGTGTGATTGCCCGAGTAAACGAAACAGGCAACACCCTGGTCTTGGTAGATCGTGTAGCAGCTGGACAAGAACTAGTAAAACGGCTGGGTGATCGTGCTGTGTTTGTATCAGGCGCAACCAAGGCCAAAGACCGAAAGGAAGAATATGATGAAGTGGCTGATGTCAACGATAAAATCATTGTGGCAACATACGGAGTGGCTGCCGTTGGTATTAATATTCCTCGCATATTTAATCTTGTGCTTGTGGAACCTGGCAAGAGTTTTGTTCGGGTAATTCAATCGATAGGACGTGGTATTAGAAAAGCCGAAGACAAAGACTTTGTACAGATCTGGGACTTGACCAGTACCTGTAAGTTTGCCAAACGTCATTTGACCAAACGCAAACAGTTTTACAAAGAAGCAAAATATCCATTCACGCAAGAAAAGCTGGAATGGATGACCATTAACAAAGGAACCAAATGATTTCAACCTCAACTATTATAGGCTTTATTGTTGCCTACTTTGCATTTTTTATATTTTTAAGTTATCGCCTGACCGGTGGCTACGATCAAACCAAATCAGGATTCTTGGTTGCCAATCGCAACGCTGGATTCTGGGAGTCTAGTTTGGCCGCAGGAGCCAGCTGGGTACTGGGTATGAGCCTGTTTGCATCAGCCGGATTTGGTTACAGCATGGGCTGGGCAGGCCTGTTCTGGTTCTTGATTCCGCAGACCCTAAGTATGTTTGTGTTTGCATGGTTGAGCAATAGTTGTAATCAACGTATTCCTGAAGGCTACACCATCAGCGGATTTATTAGGGACACTTACGGTCGTAAAGTGTCGGCAATTTATCAATTTGGCCTGAGTCTAATCAGCCTTGGCTTTATTGTACTAACGTTTACAGCTCTAAACAAGTTGTTGACCATTTTGGAAGTTAGCTATATTCCCTTAATCACTGGGTTGGTGGCTCTGGGAACTGTGATATATGCTCTCAAAGGCGGCTTAAAAACCAACCTAATCACTGGCAGTTTACAAATGGTGTTTATGTTGGCGTTCTGTGCTTTGTTGCTGGCAGTAGCGTTTGCCACTGGCGGCTACGATCACTTGGTTGCTGGTATCAACGGCAAACTCAACTACACCAACTTGTTTGATCCCAAGCTGATGTCAACCTATGCTGTTGCTGTGGCATTGACATCCTTGGCCGGTGTTGTGGGCAATCAAAGCTATTATCAAAAGAGTTTCAGTCAACAAAAAACAGGTACCAATGCTCGTAGCTTTGTGCTAGGCGGCATCTTTTTTGCCATTGTTCCTTTGTGTTTGGGCACAATCGGTATGATGGCCTATGGTGCTGGAATTGAATTAAAAGACATAAACACAGCACATCTAGTGTGGATGCAGACCAACATCGGCATCGCAGCAATCATTGCGTTTGCGTTTGTGGTGCTGAACTGTGCCAGCAACGCACTAGATTCACAGTGCAATGCTTTTGGCGCTATGTTGGCACATGACTTCAACAAAGATGAAAAACGCAGTGTTTGGAAAAGTCGTTTGGGCATTGTTGCCATTGCCACCGTTGGCTGGGCACTGAGTACCTTGAATTTGGATCTTGCTTTTATCTTTTTAACCTACGGTGCCATTAGAATTTCATTGTTTATTATCACAATCATGGCTGTGCGAACCACTTGGTTAACTGGTGCTGGAATATTTGCCGCAGTGATTGTGTTGGCTCCTATCACATTGTATTTGAATCAAACAGGCATGAAGATGGAAGCCGCATTGTTGGGGTTCTTTGTACCACCAGTAGTAGCATTGGCAATTAGTTATGCTCAAAAGAAATTACAAAAAACTGCTTGACTTTTGATCAACAATACTATATTATATAAACATGAGAATACTAACATTAGATAACCAAAGTTTTGACCTTGATCATTTGCCGGAAGAAGTGGATGACATGCGTTTTGCTATTTTAGACAATAGCACACCGGCTGATCCGGATTACCATTATATTCCGTTGATTTTTTTAGAGAGCTTTAATGCGCCAGCCCTGGTTCTACGCATTGGCAACAACAGAATCAAAATGCCCGTGGACTGGCAAATCTTAATTGGAGAACCGGACTTGGGTGATCTTGAAGTGTTGCCACTTACATCTATCAATGCTCGTGGATTCAAAGCATTTCAGTTCAATCCACTCAGCAGTTTTAGACCCAGCTTCCCAGACATTGAAATTGTAGATGTGTATCAAGAAGTGGCATGGTATGCTCCTAAGCTGAAGAATGGACAAATGTTATGCGTGCCATTGGATGATTCAGACAAGCCCGAGTGTGTGTATTTTGTCAAAGATATCAGCCGCAACTGTGAAATTGTAGACTACAACAAGGCATGGTAACATGGGCTCATTGAAACCAGGCGCAACTTATATCTATGAGCGCAATGATGGCATTATCTATGCTCGTGAAATGGGTGCAGATCCTCAAGAAAGATTTGTAGTCGGCTACGAGTCTGGCAAAGACTATGATCCAGTTAGAAATAGCATCAAAGAAAATCAACAATGGCACGAGATTAGATTAGCCGCAGAAACCAATCCTGCTTTACAAGAAGCCATGGATCGTGTTAAAGTTATATACGAATTAAGTAAAAAAGATGAGTGACAAGCTAAACATTCAAAATGAAATGGCTGTGTTTGATCGTAAGGATCGAACTTTCTACGACAGTTTAACTGATGAAGAGCGTAAGAAGTTTAGTACATTCTTGATGATTCGCTGGGGATCAAGCATCACCGGATCACGCGAATTACAAGAGTACTATGTGCAGAGTACCAACCACTATCTAAACAAACATTTCTTTGCGTTGAGTCGTCATCCTAAACTACAGTGGCTCATGGC